AACAACGAGATATAGCGGATCGGAGGTGATGAAATGAACAAGCTGAAGCTGAAGGCAGCGATGGCGCTCGAGAACATGACAGCCGAGAAAATCTGCGCAGAGATTGGAATTAGCAATACTGCGTGGTTCAGAAAGCTGTCCGGGAGAAGCCAGTTTACGCAGGGGGAGATCGCCAGGATCAGGGAGATCCTGAAGCTGAGCGCTGAGCAAACGATCGAAATTTTTTTTGACACGGAAATGTCCTAAAGGACACAAAAGGAGTGCTGACAATGACTGGAACATGGAGAAACGCCGCGAAGGAATACCCGAAGGACGGGCTCCGGGTGCTGTGCGTCAAGGAGCTGAAGAACGGCAGGCGGGATATGTGCTTCGGCACGCACTGGATGGACCGGCCGTACGACGACGGCTGGATCACCGGCGGCGGGAACAACAACGTGATCGCCTGGATGACGCTGCCGGAGATCCCGGAAGGCGAGATCCCGGAGCGGTTCACCGTGCAGGATCCTGAAGGCGAGCTGAAGGACTGCGCGAACGAGCTGTGCCTGCACTGCGGCGCGTACCAGCGCGAACATGAGGGCGCCTGCGACGGATGCCGGTGGCTGAAGGTGCGGAGGGGATGGTGAAGCGGATGACGATGGACGAGATCAAGGCGATGACCGACGACTGGATCACACCGGCCACAGCGGCCAGCGCGATGAAGATGGACCCGGGCCGGCTGATCGAGTACGCGCGCACGGGCCAGCTGCCCTTCGCGACGCAGATCAGCGGGAACAGGGTGAAGATCGGCCGGAAGAGCTTCCTGAAGGCCTACGGATACCAGGAGGAAGAGAACCGGAAAACGGACCGGCTTGAACTGATCGAAAAGGAGCTGCACACCGTAACGCTGCTGCTGACGACGATCCTGATGAAGCTGGACCCGGAGTTCACCGTGTACATGAACAAAAAGGAGGCGGCACAGTGAGAGGCTACAGAACCTTCAGGACCACGATGGGCCACAAGGTCCGGGTGCGTATGAGCGAGGAAGAAATCGCGGCGCGCTGGCTGTACCGTTTCGCGGTCGTGACGCTGCCGCTGCTGACGTACGTGCTGTTCATTTACATCTACGTGAAGGTGATCTGAATGAAGAGATTTTTTGACAGCGAGCTGTGGAAGTGGATCCTGTGCCTGATCGAGATCGCGCTGCTGGCCGGGGTGATCATCCTCGCCGTGAAAGGCCTGAGCGTGTTCGTCGAGGAGGTGGCCGGATGAGCAGGCTGCGGACAGAAGAGGAAAAGGCCGCGATCCTGAACGAGTGCCTTCGGCTTGAAAAGGAAGGCGGGGATATCCTCGGCTACCTGTGGAGCCAGGACTACGTCACGCCCAGGGCGACATGGTGCAACTACCAAAGGGAATGGCTCGGGCGGAAGCCCTACCAGTATACAGACGGGAAACCGAAGAAAAAAGGAGAGAAGAAAATGGGCAAACCGGTCAACACAAAGGAAGACAGGCAGAGACGCCTGGACGAACTGATCGAACGGGTGAACAAGGGCATGGGGATTCGCGCCGCGCTGGCGGACATGGGATACTCCGGCAAGAGCGCCGGGCAGCAGTACAGGCAGCTGCGGAACTTTGCAAAGGAAAACGATCCAATTGCTTACGCCGCGCTGCCGGAAAGTATCGGCGGAGACATCGTTCCGGTGACTTCGTTGGCCGACGCCATGCAGAACTGCCAGGACGCCGCGGACGAGTTCTTCGGCAAGTGCGAAGAGATGGGGCTGAAAACAGAGGTGCCGGAAGAGCCGAAGATCTGCCAGCCGGTCGTCTATGAGGACATGATCGTGCGGGAAGTGGAGGGCCTTTTCGGACGCTACCGCAGGAGCGACATCGGCGGGAAGGTTTACATCGATTTCGAGCCGTTTGACACCATGGACGTGATGAGCTTCACGGTTGAGCAGTGGCGGTCGTTCCGGGAGGAACAGGTGAAGGCCGCGGCGATCCTGGGGGTGGAACTGTGAGCGATCGCGGAAAAGTGCAGACAGTTCCGACTACGATGGTCACCGGATACTGGGATCCCGGAAGCGTGTCCGAATTTCCGGAAGAGATCAAGGTCGTCATGGCCAACGGCGCGAGAGTCCGCTACAGGATCGAGGTGGTCCAGCCGGCACCGAACACGCTGAAACCGTCAGAGATGGCCCGGATCATGGCGGGGCACATTTACGGAGGGACGAAAAAATGACCGGCGATGCTGCAACATCAACCGGCCACTAAGCAAAGAACTACGTGATCATTGTATCACAGAAGGAGGCAAAAGTGAATATCGACGAGATTATTGAAGATCTGCTTGGACAATTGCAGGCGCTGGAAGACCTGAAAACGCATATTTCTGAATCCCAGGAAAACATCCGGGAGACGATCTGCCAGTGCCAGATGATGAAAGAGGCCATGTAATGGAAGCAAAACGCAATTGTAAAGATTATTGCAGATTCAGACGGTGCTGCTATGCAAAGGGCGAGCCGGGACTTGACCCGGATGACTGCCCGACCGCCTGGAAGATCGAGGACATCCTGAACGACTACAACCCGGCTGATTATCAGACGGACGATGATGAACCTGAGGAGGATGATGAATGAACATTACCAGAGGACCGAAAAAGACGGCCATCCGCGTCGTGATCTATGGCGTGGAAGGCGTCGGAAAGACAACATTCGCCAGCAACTTCCCCGGCGCAGTGTTTATTGATACAGAGGGAAGCACGAAGCACATGGACGTGGCGCGGTTCGATCCGCCGGAGAGCCTGGGCGATGTGATGGACCAGCTGAACTATGTCGTCGGCAACCCGGAAAAGATCGGGACGGTCGTGATCGACACGGTGGACTGGCTGGAGCGGCTGCTGTTCAAGGCAGTATGCGATGAGAAGAAGATCCAGAACATCGAGGACATCGGATACGGCAAAGGCTACGTCTACGCGAAGCAGAAGCTCCAGGGCCTGCTGGATCTGCTGGACCTGATCATCGAGCGCGGGGTGCATGTGGTGCTGATCTGCCACAGCATGATCCGGAAGTTCGAGCTGCCGGACGAGATGGGCAGCTATGACCGCTACACGCTGAAGCTGAATGAGAAGAACATCGCCCCGCTGATCAAGGAATGGACGGACATGCTGCTGTTTGTGAACTACAAGACGGACGTGGTCACCGGAGCGGACGGAAAGACGAAGAAGGGCCGCGGAGGCCAGAAGCGCGTGATGTATGCCAACCACAGCGCGTGCTGGGATGCGAAGAACCGCTTCGGCCTGCCGGACGAGATGCCCTTCGACTACACGGAAATCGCGCACCTGTTCGGCGAGGCCCAGCCAGTCGAAGCTGTCGAGATCAAGGAAGAGAAGATCGAGCAGGGTGAGCCGGTCGTGCTCCCGCACATTGAGCCGGTGCCGGCAAAGGTGGAAACCGTAAAAAAAGTGCCGAAGAAGAAAGTACCCGCGGAACGTCCGGAGAGCATGCAGAGTGACGACCCGGACAAGGACGCGCAGCTGAGCAAGCTGTGGGGCATGATGCAGAACAGCGGCATCGAGGACCCGCTTGTGCTCCAGGCTGTTGTCAGCGAGAAGGACTACTACGACATCGCGGTGCCGATCCGCGACTATGACAGGGAATTCATCAGCGACGTGCTGATCGAAGCATGGGAACAGGTTGAAAAACTGTGCCTGACCAAAATTCATGATTTACCCTTCTAAGGGAGAAAGCGAGGAAAATAACTATGGCTAATGAGAACATCAAGACCTATGACTGGGACGACGAGGTCGAACTGACAGAGGACCAGGAGCGCGGAGGACAGGAAACGAGCATCCTGCCGGACGGGAAGTATGCCTTCGAGGTGATCAAGACCGAGAAGCAGTGGTACGACGGCGGGGCGAAGATCCCTGCGTGTAATATGGCGCGGATCTTCATGCGGATCGACGGCGGCGAACTGGGCACCGGACTGGTTGTGGAGAACATCTACCTGGCTGAAGGCTTCGAGTGGAAAGCCGGCGCTTTCCTGCGGGCCATCGGCGTCCGCAGCCACGGCGACAAGCTGGAGTTCCGGAAGCTGCTGCACTGCGACGGTGAAAAAGGCCGGTGCGAGATCTATGTGGACGAGTACGAAGGCCGGGACGGAAAGACCCATCAGAGCAACAAGCTGAAGCGGTTCTTCGACAAGGAAGAGGAGGCACCGAAGAAGGCGTTCAAGAAGGGGGCGTTTTGATGGGAAGAACTACCAGCTTTTATAAATTCATAACTATGAATTTTATGAAAGACGATTCTCCGCTTGGTGATTTGGCCCGTGATATGAAAAGAGACCGCGACTTTCCAAGATTCTCTATCAACTATGACCGGGTCAGGGATTATCTGGAACGCTGTGCAGCTTGCTCAGACTGCTTTGATGCATTTGAGGAAGGTTGGAACAGGTACATGATTTGGAAAGAAGCGGATGGTACATGATGGACATCAGCGAAGCCCGGGAAATGCTCCAGCACATCCCATGCAGCGCACTCAATTATCAGGAATGGACAAATGTCGGGGCGGCCCTCCACCACGAGGGCCTGCCCTGCAGCCTGTGGGACGAATGGAGCCAGACGGACGGATCCAGGTACCACGCCGGCGAGTGTGAGAAAAAGTGGCGGACGTTCGGCAATTATTCCGGCACGGACGTCACGATGGGCACGGTGTACCACATGGCCGTGGAATACGGCTGGGACCCGGTCGCCGGGAAGAAAACCTACGGCTGGGACGACGTAATCACCTACGACGGCGAGCCGATCGACACCAGTGGCTGGCAGAAGGAAGACACAAAGCCCATGGTGCCACCGCCGACAAAGGACGCCTTCAGCCCGGCGAAAGAGGCCAGCGACTACATCAGTGCGCTGTTCGAGCCGGAGGAGAAGGTTTGCTACATTACGACAGCATACCAGGACGAGGACGGCAAGTGGAAG